TCACGGCTGTCTCCTCTCCAGTTCGCGATCGATGTACGCGCGTTCGTCGTCGTCGAGGTTCTTCACCCGGGTGAGCAGGGTTGCGAGATCGACCCACAGCTCCTCGGCCGTCTCGTCGTCGACGCGGTAGCGATTCCATGCGAGCACATCGACGAGCGAGTCGATCTCGATCAGACGCTCGGCCGAGATCCGCTCGACGGTCTCTTCCTCGCGCATCGCCAGGCGGAGGTCATGGGGGACCGGGCCGCGCTCGACGTGGACGAGCTCGTGGGTGAGGGTGCACCGTCGCTCACGCTGATTCGAGCTGCTGTTGATCTCGATGCCGTCCTCGGTCCAGCGTCCGAGACACCCGGTGCCGCCATCGGGGTACGTCACATGCAGGTGCGGATGGTGGTCGCGCAGGTGCCGCCACGGGTGCCAGGTCATGTGTATAGCTTGCGGACACCCACCGACAAACTACGCCGCTGTAATTTTCTGACCTGGGGAAACGTCAGTCGAAGTCGTTTCCGGTGCGCTCGCGCCACTCCGACTCGGTCTCGCCCTTCCGGCGGGCGAGCTCGTAGTCAGGCTGCGAGCCTTGATTCGGCCGAGTCAAGGCTGAGGCGCGCTTGCCCATCTCATGAGCCTTCTCGGCGAACCTGGCGCGGTTCGCTTCGAGCTCGCGCATCTGACGCAACGACGACAGCAACAATGCACGGTGATCGGACGACAGCGTCGAGTCCAATCGGATGACCGTCTCGAGATCGAGGGTGCCCGGATCTGCCGGGGTGATGCCCATGCTGCGCAGTGCCGCTGCGGCCACCTCGGACTCGGAGATGCCGAGCCCTGCCGCCAGTCCCTTGATCGTCGAGCTCGTGAGAGAGACGACGTCGGTGTTACGAACCCGGGAGATGTTGGACTTGCTCAACGTCTCGCCGGCCTTGGTGGCGCGCTCGACGAGCTGTGAATCGGACCACCCGTTCAGCTCTCGGACGCGGTCCATCAGTGCCGCGAGTGGGTGCCGTGCGTTCTGCATGGTGTGAGCATCATTCCTGGTCGGGACGTTGGCGAATCCGGTGGACATTGGAAAATCAATTTCCGTGGACACTTAGAACTTTCCAGAATCTTCGCACCATTGCCACTACCTCGGGTAATGCGGCGATGCTTGCTGTTGCGCGGTGGACACAAGCCGTTGCATACTGTCCACAAATCATGGACACAGCGAACAGGATGTGAGTACAGTGACTTCACCAGCCAAGATCGGCCGGATTGGAGATCTCTACATGGAACTCAAGGACCGCGAACTCCTTGTCGAGACGATGGAGGAGCAAGGAATCTCCGCTCGAAAGCTCGCAGCCATCGCGGGATGGAAGTCCCACACCTACCTGCAGCGCCTCTTACGTGGGGAGGTGAACACGCTCACCACTGACCCGGCGCTACGCATCGCGCATCACCTGGGTCTACCGGTCCACCGTCTTTTTTTCACTCGGGTGGACACAAATGCAGAACACGTCGGACAGAAATCAGGATCGTCTGCCGCATAAGAAAAGCCGCCAGCAGAGGCAACTGCTGACGGCCACGACACAGATTGGACAACCAATGTCTGACACACAGACTACAAGCAGGGGAGCGGATGTACAGCTCTCTGGCGTCCCACAGTTCACCGAGGCCGAAGAGGCCTGGCTGGCCCAAGTCGAGGCACAGCACAAGGTTCCACTCAGCGCGGAGCAGTACGACGTCGTTCGCAGTTTCGTCCGCTCGGTGGACAACTCGCTGCGTGGTGCCGCATGAGCAAGCACCGCGCACCCGCGTATCAGTACATCCGGCCCAGACTCATCTTCGCCGGGGCACTGCTCGGCATCCTGTTCGCCGCGTCGCAGAGCGCGGGGTGGATGTGATGGCCGACAGCAACGAGAACAACGTCACCGCTACCGACGTCGAGATGACGCCCGAGTTGGCGGCCAAAGTTGCCGACCTGTTCGACTACGCCCACCTTCACATTGGGATCGGCGTGAACCCTGACAACCCCGATGACGCCTATATGCAGGCCATGACAGTTCCGAAGTCGAGGCCCGTGTGCTTCAAGCTCGCAGCAAAAGCCCTGCGCGACTTGGCTGATTCGCTCGAGAAGCTGCACGACGTCGACGGGTGCAACAGATGAGCGCCCTCGTCGATAGCTTCGTCCGGGCCTTCACTGCGGCGGCCGAGAAGATCCCGCTCGCCTGCTCCGTCTGCGGCACGGTCGTCGCACACGTGCATCCACCGGCACCGCCCGTCGCCCTCACCTGCTCGAAGTGTCGCGAGGTGACTCCGTGAGCGCACAGAAGATCGTCCTGACCAAGAAGCGAATCTCGGGCAACCAAACGATCCGGGCCGACGTCGCCGACACCGCGGCCGCCCTCGGCTCCGGTTCGTGGATCAACGTCTCGCTCCGCGGCCCCGAAGGCTCGGCCGCTTACGCCCGCGAGAAGGCCCTGCAGTACGCCGCCATCGCCGACGAGCTCGATCGGCTCGTTACATCCGGAGAGGGGGCGGAGTGGTGAGCGAGTACATCCAGGTCGACAACGGCCGCATCGTCGACGCACCGAATCCGAAGACCACGGTCGCCGTCTGGTGCGTAGTCATCCTGCTCTCCACCGTCGCGACGATGGGCTTCGTTCTATGGGCGGCGTCATGACGACATCGATCCGCACCAACGCCGACGCCTTCGCGGCGAAGCGCCAGGCCTTCCGCGAGAACTACGCCGAGATGCGCTCGTGGGGAATGACGCACGAGCAGATCGCACACCGGATGGGCATTCAGCGGCAGTCGCTGCTACGTCGCTGCGCCCGCGCCGGCGTCTTCGTTCCGGAGGGTGACGAGGCCGCGCTGCTCGCAGTGCTGGACCAGTGCATCGAGTCCGGCCAGCCATTCGAGGGCTCCCGCTTCCAGGCGTACGACCGGGCGCTTGTGGGCGCTGTGCTGAATCGTGCACTGCGTCAGGGTCGTATCCAGTCGGTAGGGATCCGGACGAAGCATGCGGGAGGGCGGCGCACGCACATCTGGTGCGCAGTCGAGGCACGTCAGTCGGTGGCGTCATGAGCGAGTTCACATCCGAGATCGTCAGTGCGCCAGGCGTGTACAGCGATATCACCGACATCGCCTACCACTCCGACAAGCTCACGCTCTCGTCGTCCGGAGCACGCAAGTTGCTGCCGCCGTCGACGCCCGCTCAGTTCCACTACGACCGCCAGCATCAGGCCGCGCCGAAGAAACACTTCGACGTCGGACACGCGGCGCACACGATCGCTCTCGGCAACGGTGCGGAGTTCGTGCGCATCGATGCCGACGAGTGGCGCACGAACGCGATCAAAGCCGAGGTACAGGCAGTGCGCGACGAGGGCAAGATCCCGCTAAAGCCATCGGAGTACGACACGGTTCGCGCGATGGCCGAGGCAATCCTGCAGCACCCGATCGCCCGCACCCTGTTCGAGGATGGTCGTCCGGAGCTCTCGCTGTACCACGTCGACCCCGAGACGGGCGTGAGCCTGCGGACTCGGCCGGACTGGATGACCGAGCTCGGCAGGCGCACCCACATCGTCGACTACAAGACCGCGGTGTCCGCGTCGGATCACCACTTCGCGAAGTCGGTCGACGACTACGGCTACCACGTACAGGACGCCTGGTACACCGACGCCGTTCGCGCACTGGAGATCTCGGACAATCCCGGTTTCCTGTTCGTCGTCCAGTCGAAGACCGCGCCGTACCCGGTGAACGTCTTCGAGCTCGACGGCGAAGCGCGCACCATCGGCCGCGAGCTCGCGCGCCGCGGTGTGCGCACCTACGCAGAATGCACGGCCTCCGGAGAGTGGCCGGCCTATCCCATCGACATCCACACGATCAGCTTGCCGCGTTGGGCGACAAGCAAATACGCAACGGAAGGCGTCCTGTGACCACCAACGACATCGCACCCTACGAGGCACCCGGCGGAGTACAAATCTTCGACCAGCATTCGGCACCGAACCGCGTCATGGAGCAGCTCCAGCAGCACGCCGACGCGATGAGCCTCGCGCTCGACCTCGCGAGGAAGATGTGCAACACCGATCTCGTCCCGAGGATGTACAAGAACAACGCCGAGAACGGCACTGCCGCAATCCTCTACGGAATGGAGATCGGGCTCAACCCGATCCAGGCGCTGCAGAACATTTTCGTCGTGCACGGCACCCCGGCGATCTACGCGCGCACCATGGTTGCGCTCGTGAAGGCGCGCGGCTACTCGGTGTGGACCGTCGAGTCGACGGACGACTCGGTGACGGTATCGGGTCGTGCGCGGGGTGACGCGCACGAGACGACGTCGACGTGGACGATCGAGCGCGCGAAGAAGGCCGGCTACGTGCCGACCCCCTCCACCGAGGATTCGCAACGTCGCCCCGACGTCAAGGACGACTGGGTGACCGTCACGAAGACCTACAACGGCAAGTCAACTGTGTCGATCGTCGGCAACATGAAGTACATCACCGACCCCCAGGCCATGCTCTACGCGAAGGCCGCGTCCGAGGTGTGCCGCAGGATCGCACCCGAGGTGCTGCTCGGTCTGGCGCACTCGGCCGAGGATCTGCAATCCGAACCCGAACCGATCCAGGCGACGTCGACGGTCGATCGACCCGAGCCGACGAACGTCGGGTGGCAGGACCGCCTCGGCGTCTCCGCGCCCGCTCCGGAGAAGTCTATTGAGCCCGATCCGGTTACTGACAAAAAAGCCGACGAGCCGAAATCGGCGCCGGAAACCGAGACACCCGAGCCGCCGAAGGAAGCGCCGAAAAAGCGGGCCACTAGCGCAAAAGCGCAGGCCAAGCCCTCCGAGAAAATGGACGAGCCTCCGGCCGAACCCGCCTCGGATCAGAGCGCAGAACCGGAACAACCGCAGGCCAAGCCGTCGTACACGGTGCCGAAAGACGCCGCGACCGACGCGCAGCTCAAGAGGCTGGGCGAGCTGCTCGACATCGAGAAGCTGGGCACCTCGGCCGAGAAGCTCGAGTGGATCAACTCGACGTTCACGACTGCGTACATCAACCCGAAGCAGATGACGAGCAAGCAGGCCAAAGAGGCAATCGACTACCTCGCGGGCGAGCAGGCCAAGGAAGCTCAGCAGTGACCGCCGTCGTCATCCGCGCGTGGGATGCGCGGCACAACCCGGTCGGCTACGCGGTGGCCGACGTCGAGGACGGGTGCTTCGAGCTCCCCGGTGATCACCCGTTGGTCAAGCTCGTCGAGCAGGGCGAGGACGCGATCTCGTTCTTCACCATCCTCACCACCGAGGAGCTGCAATGGCGCTTGATCAACACGCGGCGCGTCGGTGACCCGGTCGAGTACGACGTGCGTTTCGTCTCGCGGCCGTGGATCTCCGAGCTCCGACGCGAGCTCGTGTCCGATCAGTGGTTCGTCGAGAACGTGATCGAGCCCGCTGGCGGATCGGCGGTCCAGCAATGACCGATCACCTACAGATATCGCTCGACGCGCTCAACCGGGACGACATCAGTAGCTCGCTCGCGCATGGACAGGTGGCGGTTGCGCAGTCCCTGCGCGCCGTCGATGGCCGACTCGACGCGCTCGTGGAGGTCGTCACGCACGCAGTCGGCGTACTGCTCGACGGCCGCGACGTCCACACCAGCTTGTCGGTTGATACGACATTCGACAACGGACCCGTGCCATTCACGCCCGTACCGGATCCGGCTGCCGCACGAGCCCACCTGATCGAGCAGCTCGCCGACCACCTGGAGGCGACCTACGCCCGGATCACCGTCACCCCTCACTGGCCGATCCTGGCCAAAGCCGCGCTCGACTGGATGGAGAAGAACTGATGGACGACAGAAAGATGCGCGAGAAGCAGGACGGCGTCGTCGACGCAGAGGTCCAGTCGCAGTACTCCCAGGCCCGCGACGGTCTCGATAAGAGCATGGCGCGCCTGAACGAGCAGATCGAGCTGCTCGCCATGGACGTCAGTCCGGCTCGGTCCGAAGAGGCGATGGCGATCGGCGAGAGCGGCGACAAGGCCCACCACGGCTCATCGCAGATCGTCCGTCACATCGACCGAACCGCCTGGGGCATCGACGCCGTCGTCGAAGAGCTCACCCGTATCCGCCGTGAAATCGAACTCTGAGGAGCCAAGCATGACCAAGAAAGTTGCTAGCAACCCCCGCCCGCTGATCGATACCGCTCGCGTCAATTTCAGCGGCATGTCCGAGGAGTCGTTCGAGGATCTCGGCGAGCAGAACATCGGCGACATCCGCTACTTCACGGTCAAGGTGCGCGTGAAGGGTTTCGGCGCAGTCGATATGGCCGAGTCCGGCGTGCGCCGCTCCGCTGCCTGCAAGGTACTCAAGGTCGTCGAGGGCATCAGCGAGAAGGTGAAAGAGGAAGACGACGGCCAAGGCTCGATGCTCGACGACGACGGCAAGGTGCCTGAGGTCGATCCGGACGAGAAGGGCGAGCCCGACGAGTCGGCCGGCGGCGAGCCAGAGAACGTGACCCCGATCAAGGCCAAGGCAGCAGGCCCGCAGTTCTCCGGTGGTGACGACGAGTGAGCGAGCAGACCTATTGGAACGGCGAACCGGCCGCGGCCATCCGGGGTACCGCGGTCGTCGCCCATGCACCCGAGTTCCGGCAATACTGGGCGCAAAGCCTGATCGGCACACGAATCGCAGTCGTGCGGGTCACCTACGCAGGCGCTGTCCAGTATCTAGACAACCGGGATGGTCACGGCTGGGCCAAGGTGACCGAAGGGCATGGATCACCCCGCTACGCACACGCCAACGTTTCCGTCGAAGCCGACTCGTTCCAGATCGAGACCCCGGGCGAGCAGGTCCGTCGCATCATCGCCGGATCTCAACGGGCGAAGCAGTATCGCCCCGGCGAGCTCGTAGCGAGCATGACCGAGACGCAGCGTTCGGTCGTCGAAGACCTGATCTCTACGGCTATGGCTGCTGGTGCCGCGTGCATTGCCGACCGTGGCCGAAAGGGTCTGGTCGACATGAACGCACCGCTCAGTGACGCGCTCGGGGATTACCCAATGGAGTTCGTCAGCATTCGACCGAGCTTGCTCGCCAACGTGCTGGAGGCCTTCCAGTGAACTATCCGAAGGCAGACGGCCGAATCGTCGTCATCTTGTGCCGCGGTATCGGTGAGCCGTACGGGAAGAACACGCTGTGGCTGGCGACCAGGAACCTCGATCCGAAGCGGTTCCTGGTCGTCGAGCTCGAATGGTCTGCACAGTTCGGCGCGGTCCCGGTGTGGAACGGCCAGAGCTTCGGTGCCAGCGTTCACGCGGCCGAGACGGCGTTGCTCGAGCTGATCCGGGCGTACCCCGGCGCAGTCATCGTCGGCTACAGCGGCGGCGCTCAGGTGGCCGGCAACGTCGCCGCAGCGATCGGCCTCGGCCAACGCCCAGGCATGTGGATTCGCGCCGTTGGACTGCTCTCGGACCCGTCGAGGCACAAGGGTCAGCTAGTCGGCCTCGACCGTATCGACACACAGGGAATCATGGGCGGACGGCTGATCACGGGCAACTTCCAGGTCTGGCAGCTTTCCGCACCCGGCGACCCGATCTCGGATCTGCCGATCGGCAACGGTCTCGCCGAGCTCGCGAAGTACATCGAATTCTGGTCGCTCGTCGATCCGGACGCGTGGATACGAGACCTCAAGCGCAAGGCGCTCATGGGCCAGCTCCGATGGTGGGACCACTCGATCGACTGGCCTGGTGCCTACAAGTGGTCGCTCGGCTACACGCGCGACAAGCGCCACACGAGCTACCACGTCGAGCGGATGCCCGGACAGACCTTCACCTACGTCGAGCGCCTCGGCACGCTGATCGCAGGTCTCCATTGAGCGCCGAACGGGAATTCCGGACCGAGCTCGCCGAGGTCATCAACCGGCACTCGCGCGAGAAGCACTCGAACACACCGGACTACATCCTCGCCAACTACCTCGCAGCCTGCCTCGGCGCATTCGACGCCGCTATCGAGGCTCGCGGAATTCACAAGGGACAGATCGTATGAGCGAGAACAGATTCGCCGACGCATTCGGCGTCGAGGAACTGATAGGCCAGCTCGTCGGGACGAGCTCGATGCTCTGGAAGCACGTCGAGCTCGCGGGCGAATTCGAGAGCACCGAGGCGGCCGAAGTCATGCGCGAGGCCATCGAGCGTCTGAGCCAGATGCTCGGCACGAGCGACGGAACTCCCTCGACGCCTGCGAAATTCAAGGGATCGACGATGCTGCGTCAGTACGTCATCCGGATCACGGACGGTGGTATCGACGCGTACTCACCGGGCATCTCCAACGAAATCCCGCAGGAACGGTATTGCGGGATAGTCGCACTCGACGCGGCTGCCACCGCCTCGCTGTTCATCAGGCGAGCGGGGCACCAGGCCCTGTCCGAGAAGCTCGCAGACCTGGCCGTCGAAATCGGTGAGGTGGTCAAGTGACCCCTGACGAGCTCGAGATGGCCTGCGAGTGGTCGGACTACCGAAAGTCCTACGGCGTAGCAGCCGAGACTCTCGACGTCGAGCACAAGGCGTTCGTCGCCGGTTGGCAGGCAGCTCGCGGGAACTCGCATGAGCCAGGCCCGGTCCGATGAGCGCCGAAATCTTCTACCTCGCAGCGTTGGCCGTCGTCGCGCTCGGCCTGCTCGGGATTGCAGTCGGGGTGCGCGGATGAAGGCACTCACCGTTCAGCAGCCGTGGGCATGGGCAATCATGCACGGCGGCAAAACCATCGAGAACCGTACTCAGAATTGGAATTACCGCGGCCCCCTCGCGATCCACGCCGGCCAGCGGTGGTCCGACCGCGGCGAGCAGTCCCCACTGGTCACGGCCGAGTACCGCAAGATGATGACCGCGCTTCATCCTCCGACGCCGCGGGTCGGTTGGCGGTTCGGCGGCAAGATGGTCCGCTGGCCGTTTCCCCTCGGTGCGATCCTCGGCGTCGTCGATCTCGTCGACGTCCACCCTGAAGCCGGATGCTGCCAGCCATGGGGCGAGTCCGCGTACGTCGAGCACGGCGGCCGCGAGCGTCGACGCATCGTGCACCTGGTGCTGGAGAACCCGCGGCCGCTCGCCGAGCCGTTTCCATGCAAGGGCGCGCTTGGGCTATGGACGCCGCCTGAGTTCGAGGTCGTCTGATGCCCTACTACCAGGACGACACGGTCACGCTCCACCACGGCGACGCGCTCGAGGTGGGCCGGCAGCTCGAATCCGGATCGGCCGATTGCATCGTCACCTCGCCGCCGTACTTCGGTTTGCGCGACTACGGCGTCGACGGTCAGTACGGGCTCGAAGCCACTCCGGCCGAGTACGTCAGCCGACTGCGGGATCTGTTCGACGAGCTCCACCGAGTACTCGCCGACGAAGGGACACTCTGGCTCAACATCGGCGATAGCTACGGGCCCACGAAGAGCATGCGACTGATACCCGCGCGCGTCGCGCTGGCGCTGCAGGGAACCGGGTGGATTCAGCGCAACGATGCGATCTGGGAGAAGCCGAATGCCATGCCCGAGAGCGTCACTGACCGGCTGAGTAACCGGCACGAGCACATGATGCTGTTCACCAAGCAGCGCAGCTACTACTTCGACCTGGACTCGATCCGCGTGCAGTACGACGGCGACCGCGATCTGTCGCGGCGGTCGCGCTCCGGGTCCACGAACAAGTCGAACACGGTCAAGACGCCATGGGGCCGACCCGAAGCTACGCCGCCCGGTGCCACGCCGCAGACGAACTTCGGACCAACCGGTGAGCGCAACGGCAAATTCCACCCTCGGGGCCGCAATCCCGGCGACGTCTGGGAGGTCGCAACTCAGCCGTTTCCGGGTGCACACTTCGCCGTCATGCCGACCGCGCTGGCCGAGCGATGCGTGATAGCCGGATGTAAGCCCGGAGGCACGGTCCTGGACCCGTTCTCAGGCAGTGGCACAACAGGACTCGCGGCCGCCCGCCACGGCCGCAAATACGTCGGTATCGATCTGAACCGCGAATACCTCGACCTGTCGCTGTCCACGCGACTTGCACAGGGCGGACTCGATCTACAGGAGGCCAACAATGGCGCGTGAATACGGCCGAATCCGCATCTCCATCGCGGAGGATGACGACCTCGAGGAACTGAGCACTGACGCCCAGTGGCTCTACTTCCGAGTGCTTATTCCAGACCCGACGATGAACTACGCCGGAGTGTGCGACTGGAGGCCCGCACGGCTGCTCCGGAAGGCGAAGGACATGACCATGAGCCGATTGCTCGCGGCCGCGTCCGAGCTCGAACGACGGTCCTACGCCTACTTCGACAACGACACCGAAGAGGCGCTGTGCCGCACGCTGATCCGCTCCGACGAGCTGCTCAAGAATCCGAAGATGGCCGCGGCCGTGCTCGCCGGATACAGCAAGACGTCGTCCAGGACGCTCCGTGCGGCCGTCGTGACCGAGATCCAGACCGCCCGCAAGGAACACCCCGATTACTCGTCCTGGACGCACAAGGACACCGCCGACGCACTGTCGAAAACGCTGTCCCGCACCAACCTTGAAACCAGTGGGTACACGCTACAAATTTCGGTCCCGAACACCAATGCCGAAATGGTCGCGAACGCCTATCCGAAACCGGTGCAGAACACCTATCCCGATCCGGTTCAGAACAGCAATCCGGACCACACCAAAAACCGGTCCGAAACACCTATCGAAAACGGTCCGAATCCCCTAGCAACTAGCAACATACAACTAGCAACATCAACTGAGGGTGGTTACGTAAGTACGGAAGGTCACCTGCGCGCGAGCTCCGACGAACTGCCCTCCCCGAATTGCTCTCAGCACCCCAACGGCACCGACCGCCCATGCCGCGCCTGCGGCAGCGCCAGGGCTCACCGCGAGTCGCTGATGCAGCTCGACAAGCTGGCGCGAGCCGAAGCCATCTCCAGCGATCGGCGAGCGGCAGCCGAGGCCCGAGCCATCGCGATCGTCAACTGCGAGATCTGCGACGACGACGGCTACGACGGCACCGCGGTCTGCGCCCACGACCCGGACTCTGCCGACCGGGCTCGTCGTGGAATCGAAGCTGCGCGAGCGGCAATCGCCAAGAAGCCCGAACCCGAGCAGGAGGCGTGATCGTCATGGAGCAGCGGAGTTTCGAGTGGCTCGAACAGCGCGACCTCGCCCTCACGATCCCGTGCCGAGGCTGCAAGGCACCCATCGGCCAGCCGTGCCGCGTCAAGGGGCGTGACGGCGAATGGCATGAGCTGGAGCACTTTCCGGCACACCATGCTCGCCTCAACCGCGCCGAGCGCCTCAAGCGCATGCAGGACGCTCCGAAGCCGGACGTCACCTGCATCGTCGACGGCTACGGCGTGATTCGCTCGACGATGGTGGACCCGATATGAGAATCGAGGACCAGAAACCGAGGCGCTGCCCCCACTGCCAGACCACCTTGAGCGCCACCATGCTCGTCGGCGAGGGCGACCACACTCCCGAGCCGGGCGACGTCGACGTATGCGCCTACTGCGCCAAGGTCTCGCTATTTACCACCTACGGACTGCGGGTGCCCACAACTGCCGAGCAGGCGGAGCTCGACCTCGAACCCGACGTGCGAAGGGCAGTCTTCATGGCCGAATCGATCATCCTCAGGCGGGCTCTGTGAGCGGCGCGATCGTCGGTCTCGACCCATCGATGGGGGCGGCCGGCATGGCGATTCTGCGCAACCCGCGCGTTGTCGAGGGTCGCAACCGTCCCGAGCTCAAGACCATCGGCACCCAGAACACCGGCGGCACCATCAGTCAGCGGGCAATGCGGATCGGCCTCCAGGGCGACCGGATCGTCGAAGCGTTGCCCGATCGGATCCGGCTCGTGCTGGTCGAGGGCATGCCGTTCCGTCAGCCCAAGTTCAGCGGCCTGTACCAGGAACGCTGCGCATTGTTGTACAGCGTCACGAGGTTCCTTGCGCGACGCGGCATTCCGGTCATCGAGGTTTCGGTCACGACGATCAAGTACTTCGCCACCGGTGACGGCCACGCCGAGAAAGACGATGTGCAGAAGGCAATGGGCACGCTGTGGCCGGACGCGAACATTCACAACGACAACGAGTCCGACGCGCTCGCCATCGCCACCATCGGTGCCCAGAAGCTTGGCTGGTACGAACCCGAGCTGCCCTGCCATTACGCACCGAAGATCGACTGGACAGGAGTCAACGGGTGAGCAATGCGATCGCCTGCTTCCACTGTGGCCGGCCATCCGGCGACGGACTGCCGATCTGCACCAAGTGCACCGGGATTCTCGTCCGGACTCTGCAATCGGTGCCCGGGCTCGTCGCAGATATGACGATCACCCAAGCTCGACTCGATCGCATGAGCCGCGGCCGCGTCGGCGGGAAGAGCGCAGAGACGCCGCTGCCCATCTCGATCGACAAGAACGGGGACAACCCGACTCAGCGCCCGTACGACCTGCTGCAAAACGAGATCTCGACGTGGGCTCGCGCGCTCTCCGATCACCTGGACCATGTCTGGCACACCGACCGAGTGAACACGGTGGGCCTCGCCGTTGCCCTCGACAAGCCAGGACTGCGCGAGCTCACGCTGAACTGCATGGTCGGACGCCGCCGTGACGCCGCGGCGCTGTCGATGCGCCCAATCGGGTATCTCGAGCAGACTGCGGTCTGGCTCGCATGCCACCCGCACGATCTCAGGACGCACCCGGCCATCGACGAACTGTTCGACAGCCTGAGCGACGTCGTCGCCATCGTGAACAAGGCGATCGATCAACTGCCCGAGCTGCGCTACAAGGGCGTGTGCCAGTACGTCGAATACGACCAGGGACGCGAGAGGCGTTGCAACACAGATCTCTACGCCGAGAAGGGTGAGGAATGGGTCCAATGCCCACGCTGCAGAGCGAGCTACGCCGTCGCCAAGCTCGATCGAGACATTCTCGCCCAGATGCGTGAAATGAACTACACCGCAGTCGAACTGCAATCCCTGCTCCGCGAGCTCGGCAAACGCGTACCGAAGTCCACCCTGTATCGCTGGATCAACGAACGTAAGCTCACCCCGCGCGGGTGGATGCGAGAGGGCCGAATCATCCAGCGGTGGATTCACCGCAACGACCCGGCCGTGTACCGCCTCGGCGACGTCCTCGATCTCGCGACCCGCACGGAACGTGTGCGCTCTTGACCAGGGCGTGTGTACAGTGGGACTCAAATCCCGCACTGACGAGGGCACCCATTTTCCGGATGCAGCCCCGATTTCGTGCCACTCGGACCCCCTCGATTCGACGTCAAACCTGCGTTCCCGTCGCGATACCTCCAGGCAAGCACGTGCACCACGAAGCGTCCGCTGCGCTGGGTCGAGGGCTCAACTCAACAATGGAGGCATCGGTGACCTACCCGAGCGAACGAGTCGGCCATGGCCGCTGGACGCCAGTACTGCGCCCCTCCGTCGGCGTGCTGTGGGTGACCGATGCCGGATCACTGGCCTTCATCCCGCAGAACGGCATCGACCCCACACCCATGGTCGAACTGATCCAGACGTTCCACGACGCCGGCAAGAGCGCGGACGAGGCCTTCGACGCCCTGCTGCTCATCGTCGGCTCCGCTGCCACCGCGGGCGACGTCGACGACTGGCGGCCCGATCGAGTCAACGGCAGGCGAACCCAGATCGGCCCCGTACTCACCAGCACGTACGAGCAACCCCTGTGAGCGCCACCGGCCAGATGGGCGAAATTGTGGCGTTCGTGGCCAGAGTCGCGGCCGCACGCCAAGAGGCCACCCCCGAGCAGCTCGAGGAACTCCAACGCAAGCTCGTTCCGCAACTCGCGGCCATGCGTGTCACCAAGTCCATCCAGGGTGCGAAGACCGTCCTCGCCGAGGTCATGGGCGCTGACTGGAAGCCACGAGGTGAGCTCGACGTGAGCCCCGAGTCGGCACTCACCCTGGTGGAGCAAGGCCTGCGCGATCGTGGCCATGATCCCGAGACCGTGTTCGCACCACCGAAGTAGGAGATGATCGAGTGATGTCGGACAGTGAACGCGAGTACGCGCGACTGCGCGCGATGGCCACCCGCGCGGAGATGGAAGCACCCAGGCTGAGGTTCGCAGCCGCCGCTGTCCGCGCGGGCGCAGCAATGCGAGCGTTGGCCGAGGCCTACCAGGACGGATTCGATACCGAGGTAGCGCAGCATCCCGACCTCGCCGAGCTGAACGTCCAGATGGATTCGTTCTATCCCGATGCCCCGCGCACGTAACCGCGTCTGTTCCATCCCTGGCTGCCCACTGATGCAGCCCGAGAGTCTCTGCCCCGCCCACCGGCAAGCACGTGAGCGGGGCAGAGGTACCAAGCAGCAGCGTGGATACGGCGTCGAGCACGACCGTCTGCGAAGCCAGTGGAAGCCACGCGTCGCAACCGGCAACGTGCGCTGCTCCCGCTGCTCGAAGCTCATCAACCCGAGCGAGCCATGGGATCTCGGACACGACGACCACGACCGAACCAAGTGGACAGGGCCCGAGCACGAGGCCTGCAACAGAGCGACGACGGGACGACGATGACCAAGCGCGACGAGATCGGTGACGAAGCCGAGGTTGTCATCGATGGATCCGAGGGTCATATCGATGTGTTCCTCGCATCGGCCTACGAAGAGACCTTCCGAGTTCGATACTCCCGCACCGAGTTCGCCCGCCTGCTATGGCAGGGCTGGGTCGTTCTGATCCGCTCTCTCTGACTCGCTCAGGGGGTGGGGGGTACCCCCTTCGAGGTCGGGGGGATGAACCGCGGGGGAGGGCGCTAGACCGCGCAGAGGGTTCAAGAAACGTCGGTGAGCGCGATGCTCACCGAATCCGAGGCGGCGCGATGCCGTTGAAGGAGCTCCAATGTCATCTCACGGTGGCGCTCGAAATCGAAGCGGCCCAACGAAAGATCCGAACTCGGCCAAGTCCGAATCTCAGGGAATCAAGTTCGTCAACCTGCCGCCCACCGGCCACAAAGGTCGCGCACCGAAGTGGCCGCTCGACGGTCCGAGCGAACGCGAAAGGGTGGTCTGGCGCGAGGTGTGGAAGACCCCGCAGGCCGAACAGTGGTCGAAAGAGAAGCTATGGCGGCTACGCCCGGTCGCCTTGTTCGTCCGGTGGTCGGTACGCGCCGAGGCCGGTGATTGCTCGGCGTCGATCCTCACTCAGGTCAACCGGCTGGCCGACCAGCTCGGCCTCACTCCGGCCGGTCTCGCATTCAACGGGTGGAAGATCTCCGCCGTGTCGTCCGTCCCGTCGGCTGTCGTCGACGAGACGGAGAAGGAACCGGCCCAGGTGCACCCACGACGACCGCTGACGATGATCGATGGCGGAGCCTGACAGCTTCCCCACGCTCGGACACCTCGTCGACGCGTGGACGACGCAGCACTGCCGCATCCCGGACAAGATCCATCGCGGCGAACCGCTGGTGCAGTCGGATTGGCAGTTCTGGCTCGATGCGAAGTTCTACGAGATCCGGCCCGACGTCGAACCGCTCTCGGATGGCGAGCTACTGCTCAACCAGGCCTTCCGGTACCGCCGAATGCAGGTGATCGCGCCGCAGAAGACCGGCAAGGGCCCGAAGCTGGCGGCGACGACGTGCGTTCAGGGTTGCGGACCGAGCGAGTTCCTCGGCTGGGCGGGCAAAGACGACGGCTGGGCCTGCTCGGACTGGGGTTGCGGCTGCGGCTGGGAGTATCCGTACCTCCCGGGCGAGCCGATGGGCATGCGGCACCCGTCGCCGGTCATTCAGCTCACCGCGGTGAATCAGGATCAAGTCGGCAACGTCTGGAAACCGCTGACGGCGATGATTCGGCTCGGTCCGCTTTCGGATCTGCTGTTCATCCGCGACAACTTCATCCGCATCGCAGGCGATATCGGCGGCGAGGACTTCGACCGGATCGACGCCGTGACGTCGAGCGCGTCGGGCCGAGTCGGTAACCCGATCTCGTTCGCCGGTCAGGACGAAGCGGGGCTGTACACGAAGCAGAACAAGATGGTCGGCATTGCGGAGACTCAGCGACGCAACGCCGCTGGTATGGGTGGCCGCTCGTCGGAGTGGACGAACTGCTTCGACACTTCGCAGAACTCGACGGCGCAGCGCACGTTCGAGTCGGTGGCCGAGGACGTGTTCAAGTTCTACCGCAAGCCGCCGACGCAGCTGTCCTGGAAGAACAAGCTCGAACGTCGCAAGATCCTCCAATTCGTCTACCAGGGCTCGGACTGGGTGAATCTCGACTCGATCGAGGCGGAGGCGGCGGAGTTGAACGAGACCGATCCGGACCAGGCGGAGCGGTTCTTCGGCAACCGAAACACGTACGGCTCCGGCGTGTGGCTGCGAGACGGATTGTGGGACGAGCACTATGCCCAAACCGCAACCCTGGCTTCCTAACCCACCGAAGGGTACGCAGGTCGCGGGCGCGTTCGACGGTTCGGAGAACGACGACTGGACGGCGATCCGGCTCGAGACTCGCGAGGGTTTCCTGTTCACCCCGCGCTACGGCCCCGATCGGCGGCCGGCGATCTGGAATCCGGCCGAGTGGGGCGGTGAGATTCCGCGCGGTGAGGTCGAAGCCGCGGTCGACGAGATTTTCCGAACCTGGCGCGTCTCGCGTTTCTACCCGGACCCGTCGGGCTGGTACACCGAGATCGGCGCGTGGGCGCTCAAGTACGGCGAGGACGTCGTCTCGGAGTGGCCGAACGACAAGATCACCCGCATGCACGCCGCGCTGGTGCGCTTCCAGACCGACTTGAAGGCCGGGCGAATCACCCACGACGGCTGCCCGCACACCAAGATCCACTTCGCCAACGCCCGCAAGGTCGCCAAACCCGGCGACAAGTTCGTGCTCGGCAAACCGACCAACCATCAGAAGATCGACTGCGCTCAGGCGTCAGTCGTCGCGCACGAGGCCGCGTCGGACGCTCGCGCAGCAGGTTGGCCGAACGCGAACGCCAACAAGACCTCCGACGTCATGTACGGATTCAACTGAGAGCACCAGGAGGTGGGCGTGGACGTACGCACAGCGCGCCGGTACCTCGATATCGGCCTGGAGCGGCTGAAAAAGCAGCTCCCGCAGTGGGAACGCCGCCAGCAGTATTTCGATGGCATTCAGGACGATCCGTTCGCGCCGGAGGGCGTCAACGTCGAGTATCAGTCGCTGCAGAAGCAGTCGATTGCGAACTGGCTCGGTATCGCGATGAAGGCTCCAGTTCAGCGGATGCGCGCCGACGGCATCATGGGCGGTGACGGCAAGGTCGACCTCGAGGTGTGGCGCAATGTCATCCAGCCGAACCACATCGATGCTCGCCAGCAGATCGTGTTCCTGCAGGGCCAGATCCACGGCCGCGGCATCTGGTCGGTATCAAAGAACCGAGCCAACCCGGACCGGCCGAAAATCTCTGTCGAGAACAGCAAGCGCGTGTGGATCGAACCCGATCCTGCCGACCCGTTCACCGGCCTGTTCGCCGTGAAGACGTTCTCCGAAGATCTCAGCCCGAATTCGACGAGCTCGCTGATCCTGCCGGCGTCTGCAACGGCGGCGATCGGCACGCTGTGGGTCGCGTACGTGTACGACCACACGAACTGGATGCGGTTCGAGCGCCGTGGCGTGACCGGCGACTGGTCGATGGTCCAGGACGGCGAACACGGACTCGGAGAGCTGCCGTTCATCGCATCGGACATGAACGTCGACGCCGACGGCATCCCACACTCGGCCATCGAGCCCCTGATGCCGCAGCAGGACGCGGTGAACACGATCCGCTTCAACACGCTGCTGGCGATGCAGTTCTCGGCGTTCCGGCAGCGCATCATCAGTGGCTACGACCCGGTCGTGCGAGACGGCAACGGCAACGCCATGATCAAGCGCGACGCCAATGGCATTCCGATCCTCGACGGAAACGGATTCGAGCAACCACTGGTCCGCTCGCCCGGTCGCATCGGCGTCGATCGAGCACTGGTGTTTCCCGGTACCGAGACCAGCGTCTACGACTTGGCTGAGTCGAACTTGCAGAACTACATCAGCGTCTACGACGACTTCCTGTCCAGCCTGTTCGCCACCGGCCAGGTGCCGCCGCAGTACCTGCTCACCCGCATGGCGAACCTGTCCGGAGACGCGCTGACCGGTGCCGAGTCCACGCTGAAATCGCTTGTCGCAGAGATGAAGCGCTCCGCAGGCGAGGCGCTGGAGAACGTCGTCAGGCTCGCAAACGTCGCCCGCGGCAAGTCCGGTAAGGACGACTACTCGATAGAGGTCATCTGGGGTGACACCGAGGCCAAGAGCTTCGCCCAGATCATCGACGGCGTCGTGAAGCTCATCGGGCAGGGTTTCCCGAAGCGCGCAGCGTTCGAGATGTTGCCCGATGCCACGCCGCCGAAGGTCGACGGCTGGATGGAGCTCGTGGAGCAAGAGCGCGAGCAGCAGAACGAGGTCGCCATGGCGGCCATGGCCGCACTGACACCCGCTCCGGGGCCGACGGACGATGGCAACGCAGCCAACGACGGCGGCTGACCACTACCGAGACCAGCAGAAGGTCACGGCCGCGGCGATCTACGCGACGGGGAACCTCTGGGGCAGCACTCCACCCGACGACTTCGACGGATGGTTCGAGGCGAACGCCGACGTTCTGGTGGGAGTACTCACCGCGGCACAATCTCGCGCGGTCAGTGGCGGCGGCGACTACGTCAAGAGCGCACTGAGTGAGATCGGTGCTGACCGAGATCCGGAAGCAGCGATCGACCCGTCCAGGCTGGTCGGTGTCGCCTCCGATGGCCGGCCGCTGGACTCGCTGCTCTACGGCGCGGTGATCACCGCGAAGTCGGCGATCGGCCAGGCCAACGATGTCAACGAGGCCGTCGTGCGCGAGGCCTGGAAGAAGGGCCGGACCGCGCTCGAGGAACGAGTGCTGACGCAGGTCGCGGATGCTGGCCGCTCGTCGACAATGCTGGAAATCTCGGTGCGCCCGGGCGTCGGATATACCCGACTCGTTCGCGTCGGCGGCTGCTCGCGCTGCTCGGTCCTGGCGGGCCGGTTTTACCGCTGGTCCGACGGATTCCTGCGGCACCCGCGCTGCATGTGCCGCCATATTCCGACGACCGAGAAGGCCGCGCCGGAGCTGATCACGGATCCGCGCGAGGCCTTCGACGCGCTGTCCGAGGAGCAGCAGAACAAGATCTACACCCGCAACGGTGCCGAGGCGATCCGCGCCGGGGCCGACATCGGCCAGGTGGTCAACGTCCGACGCGGAAACGCCGGCCTTTCCACCGGTGCCGGCCGAATCACGCGCACGAACGTCTACGGCCAGGATCTGTTCATCTCGACCGAAGGCACCACCAAGCGCGGATTCGCAGGCAAGCTGATCCGCTCACGCGGCCAATCACCGGCGACGTCGCCGAGGCTGATGCCCGAGGCGATTGCCGAGATAGCCGAGTCGCGCGAGGAGTACCTGCGACTGCTCGAGCTCAACGGCTACGCCTTCGACCGCAGCAAGCCAGGCAATCGCGGGTCGCTCACGGGCCAGCCGAGACCGAAGCCGAGGCCTGCGCCGAAGCCGCAACCGTCGATCGACTTGGACGCGAAACCGGCGCCGAAAAAGCCCGAGCTCACCGCCGAGGAGAAGAGGGCAGCGCGCGCCGCGGCCAAACTCAAGACCGCGCAGAACAAGGTGGCGAAGTCCGCGGCCGCGCTCGATGCCGTGGCCGACAAGACCGCGATCGACGTCATGCCGTTGCACGCCAGGGCGATCGTCGATCGAGCGAACCTGCGAGACCTCCGGGACGGAAAGCGCGTCAAGCTCGACGACGTCGAGAAGGTCGCACGCAAGCTACTCAAGGTCGAGGACGAGCTGAACGATCCGGACTTCGACCTCCCGTACCTGAGTGGAGAGATCGGGCGGACGTGGGCGACCGAGTACCGCGCCGAATGGCGACGCAACCTTCAGGACGCGTTACATGCGGCCGGCGAAATCAACGTCGCACCGACTGCCGAGTGGCCACTGCCTGGACTCAAGCGCAAGGGTGCGCTGGAGTTGCATCGAACCTCGTTCGTGCGGGACGTCACGGCAACCAACCCGAATTTCTTCTCCGGCGAAGAGTTTCGGATCAACTGTCAAAGAGTCGTACAGGCCTACGAGCTCCGAGCTCGTGGGTACGACGTCACCGCGAACCCGAACATCGTCGGCGTCGACAAGGGCCTGACCGACGAGATGATCTTCGGTAGCTGGACCGACACCGGTAAGGCACCGTCGTCCGGAAAGGACTTCGTCACCGCGAAGTCGGCAGGGAACCTGGCGTCCATCGCGCAAGCGTGGGGCCCGGGCACGCGAGGATGGATCACAGCCGAATGGAAGGCCGGCAACGCGCACATCTTCAACTTCGAGGTCGGCAAGAACGGGCGGGTTCATTTCTACGACGCGCAGCCAGGCGACCTCGACGCCTCCGGTCACCTCGCGCGCATCAACTTCCACGGGCCGCGAGGTGGAGCTCGCATCTACCGCGTCGATGACAAACTGCCTGTAGACAGCGCGCGTACACTCGTCACATCAGCAGCGCTCATCAAACCGATCGAGGAGGTACCGCGATGATCACATTCGACGACGCGCGGCACCGCGTCGAGCTGGAGTTCCCACGGAGTGACTACGCCGGATACTTCCCGTCGATGGAGCCGTTCGTGGCCAGTGCCGACGGTGCCGAGGACGGTCAGTCGTTCCTGATTCGGAGCGCCAAGCCTGCACTCGACGCCGAGGGTATGCCCGCGATGGACGTCCCGTTGATCTTTGTCGAGAAGTCCAGCGGGATGGTCACCTATGAGCCGGTCATCCTGAACTTCAAGCGCCTTGACAAGATGACGCCGATTCAGTCGGCCGAGGTATCCACAAGCTAGACCACCCGCACGCCAGCAAGGCCCCGTGAGCAATTCGCTCCGGGGCCTTTTTCGTGCGCCCATTCTTCCCGCCGCGACGGCTGGGATGTTCCACCGCCGAGGGCGATCCGAGGCGGGCGACTCCGCGATGGAGGAAAAATGCAGGTCAACAAGCTCCCTCAATTCACCGGCCCCGCTCGTGTGCGATGCACGGCGGCAACGGCATTCGAGGAGCGGTACCCCCGACTCCGGTTCTTCACCGAACCCGAGGGCGGGGCAGGCGGCGACAACGGCGGCGGTGCCGGTGCAGGCGGTTCGGGCGACCCGGACGGCGGCAAGGGTGCTGGTGCCGGTGACGGTGACGACCAACTCGGCGAGGGTGGCAAGAAAGCGCTCGAAGCAGAGCGTGAAGCCAACAAGGATCTGCGCGCCAAGCTCAAGGAATTCGAGGACGGGAAACTCACCGCCGATCAGAAGCTCCAGCGCGATGCCGAGGAGTCGAAGACCAAGGTGGGCCAGCTCGAAGCCGACAACGGCAAGCTCACGCTCGAAAACGGCCGTCTACGAGCAGCTCTCACCGAAGGGCTGCCCGTCGACTGGGCAGACCGCGTCCGCGGGGAAACGGACGAGGAGATGCAGGCCGACGCCAAAAAGATCAAGGCGAGTATCCGCGGATCCGGAGAAGGCGACCACACCCCGGGAGCTGGCGCGCGGGGTTCGGACGTGAAGGACGACTCTGCTCCCGGCGTCGACCGCATGCGAAATGCCTACGCCAACAACGACAAAAAGTAGCTAGACCCGCGCGGCCATAGCCGACGGGACAACACCAGAAAGGCAGGTCAGCTATGGCCGTAACACTCGCGCAGGCAGCAGTCGCCTCGCAGAACGATCTCCAGAAGGGCGTCCTGGAGACGTTCGTCATCGAGAGCTCGGTGCTCGACCGCATTCCCTTCATGACCATCGAAGGAAATGCGTACGCCTACAACAAGGAAGCGACTCTCCCGGGCGTCGCATTCCGTGCGGTGAACGAGGGCTACACCGAGTCGACCGGCACCATCGTGCAGGCGACCGAGTCGCTCGTGATTCTCGGTGGTGACGCCGACGTGGACCGATTCATCGTTCAGACTCGCGGCAACCTCAACGACCAGCGCGCCATCCAGACCGGCATGAAGGTCAAGGCCGCGTCGTACAAGTTTCAGGACCATTTCTTCAACGGTGACGTTGCGGTCGACCCCAAGGGCTTCGACGGACTCAAGAAGCGACTGACCGGCAACCAGGTCTTCGCGGCCGGCACCAACGGAATCCCCGTGCTCGGCAACGGCAGCAGCGACACGCACTCGTTCTTCGATGCCCTGGACACCCTGCTCGGCAAGGTGCCGAAGATCAACGGCGCGAACGGCGCGATCTACATGAACTCGGCCATCCAGGCCAAGTTCCGCTCGGCGGGCCGTCGCATCGGCGGAACCGAAATGGTCAAGGAAGATCTGACCGGCAAGCGCGTCCTGACCTACAACGGCATCCCGATTCTCGATCCCGGTGACGGGCTCACGGGCACCGCGGTGCTTCCGCAGACCGAAACTCAGGGCACTGCAGCGGGCATCGCATCCTCGATCTACGCGGTGCGATTCGGTGCAGACGAGGGCGATCAGGCCGTGACCGGACTGACCAACGGCGGGGTCATGGTCGACGACCTCGGCCTGCTGCAGTCCAACCCCGCATACCGCACGCGCATCGAGTTCTACACCGGACTCGCGACGTTCGGCGGCAAGGCTGCAGCTCGCATGACCGGCGTTCTCGCCGCCTGAGTCTCCCGTCATAAGTGCTCGACCGAGCACGACCCCCCCAACTTTTGATCGAAAGGAATCACCATGGCCGAAAAGCTCACCGGACCCGCGCTCGAAGAGGCACTCGCCGCGCGCGGGCTCCCCAGTGAAGGCAACGCCGAAGACAAGCGCGCCGCCGTCGCCAAGTTCGACGCCGACAACGAGTCGTCGATCACCGAGGCGGCACCCGAGGCACCCGAGGCACCGGCGGCGGCACCCGAAACCGCCGACGAGGCACCGGCTGTCGCTGAGGAAGTCGAGCCCGATTTCGGTATCGCTCCGTCCACGTCCACCGCGAGCACCACGCTCGACACGGACTTCACCAAGCCGTCCGTCACCGCTCCGGGTGACGGACCCGCGGACACGACCGATCCGCTCGAGCACGCGCAGAGCGTGACGCCGATCCCCGGTGCCGAAGCGCTGGCAACCGGAACCGTCAATGCGGTCGTGCCCTCGCAGCGCCCGCTCAAGCCGCCGCGCGACGAGTCGCAGGACCGGTTCGAGCAGTACGAGACCTTCGCGCCGAACGGCACCAAGGTGTGGGTACGCCGGAACCTCGAAACCGGCGAGTCCGTGGTCCTGCGCACCGAGACAGGAGCAGTGGGAGGCCAGCGACTCGATGGCTGAGACGCTGCAGTCGTTGGTCACTGTGGATGCCGTACAGGCTCAGCTCGGCGAGGAGTTCGCTGAGCCTGTACGGGCGCAGGTGGAGGTGTTCGTCGCCCGCGCTCGCTCGGAGATGCTCCGAGTAGTGCCGACGATCGACGCCCATCTCACGGCGGACGCGCTCGATCCCGTCCTCGTGCGCGGTGTCGGCGTCGACGTCGTAACCCGCGCAATCGAGAACATGCGGATCGGCTACCGCGTCACCGAGGAGACGTATCCGGACGTGACGACCCGGTTCGCGGCCGCGCCCGAGGAATTCATCTACCTCACCGCGGCCGAGATCTCGAAGCTCCACCCCGTGGCCACCAACGGGCCCGTCGCAGGATCGGCCGGTGCGTACATCGTGTCGCTGTCGGGCTGATGCGTCCCAGTTCGTTTCGGACGCCCATCGGCGTCGAGCGGCTCATCGGAGAGAACGCGATCGAAAACGAGTTCGCGCCGAAGGTGGTCATCCGGGGCCGGCGCACCAGCCGGTCTCGCACCTCGGTCGACTCCGAGAGCTCCGAGGTCGTCTCGGACACGCTCGTGCTCTTCCCCTCGGGCGTCGCTGTCATTCCAGCCGGATCCCGTCTGACTCTCCCCGAGGGCGAGCAGAACCGCGTCTGCATCGTCGAGACGTCCCGGCTGGTCTACAAGCGCGACAACGTCACCGTCGCTTACCAGGCGCTCGAAATCGTCTAGGAGGTATTCCCGTGCCGATCGACTGGACCAGGGCTCGCCAGGCCGAGCAGGCAGCCGAGGCGGGCGTAGCGGCCGCGGCCGAAGCTCTGCTCGACGAAGTCCGCTCGGTGTATATCCCGGTGAAGTCCGGCGCACTGTCCGCGAGCGGCATGGCCAAGGCGAGGGGCATGCAGGCCTCCGTCGGATTCACCAAGGTCTACGGCAAGAAGCAGCACGAGCGCGAGGACTTCGAGCACAAACGCGGTCAGGCGAAGTTCCTCTCGGAACCGGCAAGCAAGTTCGGTCCGCAGCTCGAACAGCATGTGGCCGAGTCACTCTCGCGATTGCTCGGCGGATGACACAGACCACGCGCAGCCAGCTCCGTACGGCCCTGGCGATCCACCTCGCCGAGGCGAATCTGGCTCGCTACGACGAATCCGAAAAATACCCCACCGGTGACGATCCGGTCAGGCCCGCGGTGTTCCTCCGCGCGGTCATGCCGGACACCCCGGACGCCGCGGTGACCATCTCCGTTATCGACGACAGGCGCGATCGGGACGCTCACAATCCCGACTTCACCGTCCGCCTTCGATTCCGCGGTACCGGCCGATCCGCCCGTGCCGTCGACGACCCGGCGGACGCGGTGTTCAACCACCTTCACACCTTCGAGCCCACCGCCGACCGCCAGCGGTGGCCCGGAGGCGTGAACGTACTCACCTGTTTTCGGACGGTGAGCACGGAGTCCACCCCGGACACGACGGGCCGCTACATGCGGGCTGACACCTATCGCATCACCCTCAACCCAGGAGATTGACATGGCAGTTCTCAAGCCCCCGAACAGCGCGAGCCTGTTCACCTTCCGCGCTGCGGCGTGGGCAATGCAGATCAACACCGGCACCTACGCATCACCGGTGTGGGCGTGGCTCCGAGGAACCTCGAAGATCGAGCCGAAGACGACGGCCACCAAACAGGACGACTCCGACAACGACTCGGACGGCTACGGCTCCGAGCTCGTGACCAAGCAGAAGCTCGATATCTCGATCGAGGGCAAGGTCAAGGGCGAGCGGTCGCTGTCGTCCGTCGTACCCGATCCGGGCGTCACATTCCTGCGAGCACTCGGCACCCAGGTCGGCTACGACAACGTCGCCGACATCCGCTACTGGCGTACCGACGACATCGACGAGGGCTACCGGTCCTACTTCGCGACCGAGTACACCGACGTCGGCGGCGGCAACGAGGATCTGCAGAACTTCCAGGCAACACTCTCCGGGCGCGGCAAGCCGACCAGGATTGCTCGGCCGCAGACGACGCCGATCAACGAGGTACAGCGCATTCGCCTCATCGGCACCGGTCTCGGCGGAACGTTCATCGCGAAGTTCCTCGGCCAGGCCACGGCCGGTCACGCACCGACCGCGACCGCTGCTCAGGTACTTACTGCGCTCACCGGCCTGTCGACCATCGGAGCGGGCAACGTGGCCGTCACGGCGGTGGCGGGGCTGAATGCGTGGGACGTGGCCTTCCAGGGCACGCTCGCAGGCATCGACGTGCCGCTGCTCGTGCTCGACACGTCGGCGCTCACCGGCAGCGCCGACAAGGGCGGCGAGGTCACCACCCTGATCAACGGTCAGGCGGCGGCCTAACCCATGGTGGCCTACGACAACCTCAGTGAGTTCTTCGATCCGGACGTACTGCTCCCCATCAGGGGAAAGACGTATCGGATCGTCTCGCCGAACGCCGCGGAGGGCCTGCGCATCCGGCAGATCATGGCCAGCAGCGGCACGTTCTCCGACGCCGAAGAGCTCACTGAGGTTCTCACCCTCATGGGTGCATCCGAAGACCCTGACACCGGTGTGTGGTCGGGCGGGGTCTACGGCGAGATGGATGCCGACGGTCTGTCGTGGGCCGAGATCTTCCATGCCGGTCGGACTGCGCTGATGCACTACGGGCTGAGCCCCAGTCTCGCGCAGATCAACTGGCACACCGGTGTCGGTGACATGGGAAACCCGAGGCCCCCGGAGCCGAGCAAGAAAGCGGCTCCGGGGGCGAAAAAGGCTGCACCTGCAAAGGCGAGTGCAACGGGGCGCTCACGTGCGCCCCGGGCACGTACGGCCCCGAAGACCCCGGCGGGGGGCCGTACGAAGTCGAATACGGCATCCGAGCCTGGTACCACGACCTGAGCAAACAGCCGAACAAACGGCCGGCGGCGGTCGTAGAGAAGTGGACGTGGCCCGACGTCTTCACTGCCTGGACCGCCGTCGAGCTCGACTTCCAGGACCAGACCATCTACGGCATCGATCTCGATTCCGGAATTCTGCTCGAGCGCTCATGGCGCTGGTTCCAAACCCGCATCGTCGGGCTCATCACCAACTCCGACTCTCGGCTGCACCGAGTACTTAAGGCAACCGCCGGGAAGGAGGGCTGACCCATCGCACTCGACGTCGGTACCATCCGCGCGAATCTCGAACTCGTAGACAAGAATTGGAAGTCGACGCTCTCGCGCGCCGAGTCCGACGTCAAGACGTTCGAGGGTCAGGCGCAGCGCAGCACGAAGAACGCAGGGACCGGCTTCGATCAGGCCGGCGGCAAGGTTCTCCAGTTCACCGGCAACGTAAAGAACGCCGGAACCGCAGCGGCAGGTGCCGGATCGGGCCTGACCGTTGCGGCCAACGCTGCCAAGTCCACCGCGGGCGAGATGAGCGGCCTGCAGACCGCCACCCAGAACGCCGTCACGACGCTGACCGGATCCGGAGCCGCTGGAGTCTCGGCCGGTGGTGGCCTGATGGCATCCGGTCGCGCTGCCGGTGGCGCGTCGAAGAACATGAGCGACTTCGCTCAGTCGGCCGCCGCCGCAGCTACCGCGATGAACAGCGCGGGCGACGCGACGAGCTCGGTTACCTCCCAGTGGGAGAAGGCCGAACAGCAAGCGGCGCAGACCGGCTCGTCCTTCGGCGATCTCGTCGCCACCACCGTCGGCGTCTCGGCCGGTCTCGAATCGGCTGCCGACGATGCCGATGTGGCCGAGGGCGGCGTCTCCGACCTCTCCCAGGCTGCCGATCGAGCGAAGGAAGCTCTCGGCGCAATGGGCCTGGCCGCATCGGCCACCGGACTGCTCGCGTTCTTCCAGGAATCGGTCATGGCCGCATCGGACCTCGACGAATCCATGAACGCCATCGACACCATCTTCACCAGCGCCAACGGCACGATCTACACCTTCGCCGAGGGCGCAGGCAAGGCGATCGGCATGACCGAGCTCTCGGCTCGCGAGGCCGCGGCCACCTTCGGCACCTACGGCAAGCAGGCCAACCTCGCTGCCGAAGAGAACGCGAAGTTCTCGGTCCAAATGTCCACTCTCGCAGGCGATATGGCCAGCTTCAAGAACACCAGCCCCGAGCAGGCAATCCAGGCCATCGGCGCGGCATTCCGTGGTGAGTCGGACCCGATCGAGGCCTACGGCGTCATCATGAACGAGACGATTCTCAAGACCCGGGCCATGAAAATGGGCCTGATCGAGAACACGTCCGAGGCACTCGAACCGGCTGTCCGTGTCCAGGTCGCCTACGCCGAGGTGCTCGCTCAAACCGCCTACATGCAAGGCGATTTCGAGAAAACGTCCGGCTCGCTCTCGAACCGACTCAAGACGCTGCGCGCCGACTTCGAGGCCCAGTCCGTCGCCGTCGGCAACAAGCTGATGCCCGCCGCCCAGGCGCTCGTGTCGCTGCTCTCCGGCCCCGGCATGGCCGCGCTGTCCGGAACCTCCGCAGTCGTCGGTGCACTCGCAGACGGCGTCGGCGCTCTCGCAACCTTCCTCGCAGGCCTGCCAGGTCCGATCCAGGCCGCCATCGGTGCGATCGTGGCACTGCGCCTTGCGTCGCTGCTGCTCGGTAGTTCGATGGGTCAGAGTCTTGTCGGTCGAATCGGCCAGGCGCGCACGGCTATTTCAGGAATGGGCACCACCACGGTCTCGGCCGTGAGTGCGATGCGCACCCAGTTCGGCTACCTCCAGCAGGCCACCCGCAATGCGAGCGGGGGAGTCACGACCCTGGGCAGCACCATGCGCAACGTCGGCACGATGGGCATGTCCGCATTCCGTGCCGGAGCGAGCTCGCTCGTCGGATTCCTCGGTGGACCATGGGGTGTGGCCTTTGCCGCGGCCGCCGCAGGTATGGCGATCTGGATGAAGAACAACGCCGAGGCCAAGAGGCACACCGAAGAGCTCCGCGCCGCTGTCGTCGACACCGCAACGCAGCTCGAAACGTCCGGCGGGCAGCTCACCGCACAGGGCCAGCAGGCCGCCGCGGCCGCGCTCGAATCGGTGAAGATGGCCGACAAGACCACCACTCTCGGCCTGCGCCTCGAAGAGCTCGGCGTGTCCAGCAAGAATGCGGCCGCAGGTCTCGCCGGCAACCGGGAAGCCATGGCGCAGACGCGCAGCGAGCTCGAAAAGCTGGCGGCCGCCGAGAAGGCCCGAAACCGCGAGAGCATCGACGAGTCCCTGAACCCATGGGTCGGACTGAAGAACGTCTTCAACATCGGCGGGTTCCGTGACGACGCCAACAAGGCGCAGGATGCCCTCTCTGACGTGACGGCGATGCAGGAGGAGATCGCAGCCAAGCAGGCCTCGCTCAAGAATCTCGCTGCCAACGGTGGCGACGTCGCGTTCAGCAACGAGGGCGTCGCGAACCTCGGCGCGATGGCAGAGGCCATGGACGAATTCGCGAAGTCGACCGACGGCGCTGCGAGCAAAGTCGACGCACTGGCCAAGGCACTGTCCGGACTGAAGGAAGACAAGCTCGCGCTACCCGAAGCCCAACAGGCCGTGAACGATTCGATGCGCGACCTCGAAGGCCTCAAGGGCACTCTCGGCGAGGTCGGAGTGGACGACCGCGGCAACATCGACACCGAGACCGAGGCCGGATCGAAGGCGCAGGACTCGGTGAGCTCGTTCGCCGACAGCTACAACCGACTCGCGGCCGCGATGTACACCGTCACCAATTCGTCCGATGCCGTGCGTGCCGCGATGCAGCCGCAGTACGACGAGTTCCTACGGACCGCCGAGGCGATGGGCCTGACCGAGGAGCAGGCGAAAGCCGTTGCGCTGCAAATGGGATTGCTACCGGAGAACGTCGCACTGAATCTCGACACCAAGTCCGTGATGCTGGCGCAGGAGCTGCTCGACACCCTCGGCGACACGGTCACCGGCATGCCGAACTCGAAGACGATCGAGGTCAAGTCGCTCACCGATGCCGCGCGTGCCGACCTCGAGGCGACCGGCTTCGTCATCACCGAGCTGCCCGACGGCAAGGGGTTCACGCTCGAGGCGAACACCGTCGCGGCCCAGCAGGCACTCGACGCGGCTCGCGGCACCATCGACGGGCTTCCACCCATCAAGGCCATCACGGTCGACGCGCCGAACGCACAGGCCGTCATCGACAAGCTGCGCGAGGTAGGCGTGCAGACCGAGGTGAACAACGACAAGCAGATCGTCATCACCGACAACTCACCGGAGACGATCCAGAAGCTCATCGCAGTCGGTGCGCACGTCACACAGCTCCCGGACGGCTCGTTCGCCATCTCGGACAACACCGACGTCGTCCGGGCCCGCGTGGACAGCCTCAACGGCCTGAACACGAGTTCCACACACGTCGTCACCGTCGAAGAGCGCCGCAGCCGGATGCAGTTCGGTATGTCCGACGAGGCGTACGCCTCTCTGCAGGCTCAGGTCGCTGCCAACGCGAACGGCAACATCATTCGCGCGTACCGCGACGGCGGGCTCTCACCGATGTCCGGACGAGACGCAACGATCGTTCCGCCCAACACTTGGCGGGTCGTCGGAGACCGGGCGCAGAACGACGAGTTCTTCATCCCCGACACCGACCAGCGACAACACGTCGCAATCGGCGCCGAATGGGCTCGACGTCGCGGCCTGACTCTCGTCGACGCCAAGAGCGCACGCGAGCGCTACGGGCTCACCGCGTTCGCGAACGGCGGCGTCAATCCGGGCTTCGGCGGCTACAGCGGCCCCGACAGGTCCGACTCGATGAAGCCCCGCAACCTCTACGAGGCCGCGTCGCTCGGCGTCGGCATGGGCTTCGCTGCGCTCTCCGGAGCGAGCGGACTGATCGGCATGGCGCAGTCGGGTCAGTGGGATCTCGGTCAGCTCGTCAAGCCCGAGTTCGACACCGGCTCGAACACCCTCCCCGGCGGTGAGGCCATCATCGGCGCGCTGAACCAGCTCGTCGAGCAACAGCAGGAGATGATCAAAACGCTCCAGGCAGGTGGGTTGGTGCAGACCAAGATCGATCTCGACACCAACACCGGCGCGGCCGACATGGCGCTGATGAAGGCCGGATTCGCGTGAAGTCGATCGAGTACGAGCTGCTCGGCGTCGACGGCTCGGTCTGGCCCTTCGGAGGTCTCGGCCACCCGATCGCTCGCATGCGCCTGGTGGAGATCCAGGGACTCGGTGGCGCAGAGTTCTCGCACGAGGACGTCCAGAACGTGGACGAGCACGGCGTCACGTGGAACGCAACGATGTACGACCCGAACTTCATCACCATGTTCGTGCGCTCGCAGCTCTATCCGGGCGAGCTCGCAGTGGAGGTCGAGAAGGCCTTCCGTCGTGCCATCGGCCACGGCAAAGATCTGGGCCGGTTCACCGTGCGCTCGAAGCGTTCCGACGGCACGGTCGAGGAGCGATTCCAGCTCGTCCGCAAGGCGAAGCTGCTCCCCAGTCCGGACTACACCCGCACGCGGTATCTCGGCTGCTTCGAGTACGAGGGCGTCATGCTGCGCTCGGACGAGTCCTGGTGGCGGACAATGCCCTACGAGCGCACCTTCACCGCGGCGCAGTTCGCCGGCGCGACTGTGCTCAATGTGTCCGACGAGCGCGTGTGGCCGTACTTCGAGCTCACCGGACCGATCACCAGTCCGGCGCTCGGTCTCGACGGTGAAGCCGTTGCGCTGCCGACCATCGGCGCGGGCCAGACGTGGAAGATCGAGACCGACCCGGACTGGTTCGAGATCCGCGACCACCTCGGCGTCGAGCGGTCCGCGATCGGCCGACGTTGGTACAAGCGAGCACCGGCCAGTGATCGGAACAACCCCGTGCCCGTCCCCGTCACCATCGCCGGATCCGGCACGAGCTCGGCCACTCGGCTGAAAGTGATCCTCCCGCAACTGTTCCACGAGGCAGCATGAGCCTCCCGGGTTGGGCGCGGCCGAACACCGTCGACGTCGACATACTCAACATCGAGCTCGGCACGCGCTCCGGATCGATCATCGAGTGGACGCCACTCGGCTCGTACACCCAGGCCGAGATCATGTACCACTGGTACCTCCCAGGAACCATCAGCTTCGAGCTCAAGCCGGGTCACCGACTCATTCCACGCCTACGCGCACTGCGGCGCAAAGCTATTCACATTCGCGTGATCCGCCACGGTATTCCGTGGACCGGGCGTCTGATGACGCACAACACCTCGGGCAACCCGCGCAACCCGACGATCCGATTCACCGGAGTCGACTACAAGTTCTGGCTGCAGCGCGGGCTCGCCTGGGTCAACAGCATGTTCCCACCGGAGATCCAGGTCGGCCTCACCGGCAAGCAGGACGTCATGTTCGGCAACCCGGACTTCGTGCTCAAGTACTTCGGCACCAAGACGTGGGTACGCACGCGCCGGCCGATCTGCGCCGCGATGCCGCTGCACACCACGACCAGCGACTATCCGAACCTCGCGTCGTTCAACTCACTCGGTTCGCTGCTCGATCTGGTCGGCAACGCGTTCGAGGAGCTCGCGGTCATCTCGATGCGCTTCACCCAGCTCAACGACGGATTCTCGCTCACCCGCGATCGCCTGGACTTCGGATGGAAGCTCGACCTGTGGGACGGCATCGGGCCGTCGCCGAAAGTCTTCAACGCGACGACGCTCTCGCAACTGCAGTCGATCCTCGACGTCACGAGCGACAACTTCCTGAACTTCACCAACCCGAACAACTATCTCGGTCTGACCGATCCGAGCAGTTGGGGCCGGATGCCCAGGGCCGGTTACGTATTCGACACCATCGCGAAAAAGGACAAGCGTCAGGTGCAGTGGAGCACCGACGGCACTCAGGTGCTCGACATGAACTACGACAGCTCGCACGCGACCGCCACACGGGCCGTGGTCGGCGGCAAAGCTCCCGAGATTTTGAACCAAGTGATCGAGTGGGGCGCGAACTTCGCGATTCAATTGCTGCTCAACGCAATTGCTCCCGGACTCGGCCTCGGCCTGGTCGTCGGAGACTTGTTCGACAACATCTTTTTCGCCTACCAGCAGTTCATCGACTACGACCTCGAAAACGAGATCGGGATCGACGACGCGTTCGCTGACATCTTCGCCGACAACACCGCCGCGTACAGCCTCGACGCGTACGCCACCGCGCAAGGTGCACTCAAAGAGCACTCCGGTAGCGAGGCAATAGAACTCACCGTCCAGTCGGGCGGTGCAGACGGTCGTGGCATGAGCTTCGGAGTCGACGACGGCTCCGGACGCCGCTACCAGCTCGGTGACATTCACACCTTCTACGACCAGGGAACCACGATCGAGCAGTACATCTCGAGCGTGACGGTCACCGACAAGCGCGACGGTCGAATCGTCGAGCGCCCAGTGCTCGGCGAGGGCAACCGCATTCGCGGGATCTACGAACGGCTCGTCGTCGGGCAGCAGAGCCTCGTGAGTTACTCGCGCGGCAACTCCAACAGCGTCTAGGAAGGCGTACGTCCATGGGAATCCAGCGTTCTCGACTCAACCAGCTCGACACCTTCGGCAACCGAAAGAGCGGTCTCGCCTACGAGTACGGCGGTGACGGCGACGGGCCGTACGGCGGACCCTCGGGTGACTGCTCGTGGGCCGTCGCGGCCGCAGCAGCGATCCTGCAGGGCCAGTCACCCGCCCGCCGGTACGGCTCCACCGAGACGTGGAACAACCCAGGAGCGAAGACAGGCCCACTCGGCACCGTCCACGGCCGCGGGCCCGACGACGCAGTGCTGCGCCTGGGCTTCATGCACGGCGGCGGTGGCGTCAACAGCCACGTCGCCTGCACGATCAACTACGGCGGCGGTCGACTGGTCAATTTCGAGTCGCGCGGCATGCCCGGTGGTGTCATCTACGGCAGTGTCATTCGCGGGGGTAAGAAGTACTACGCCCGGGCGTGGAACGACCGACTCTTCCACGACTTCTGGCATGTGCCGGGCCCGATCATCGAGGACACCAACGGCGCACCGCCGCCGCCGATTCCGTCCTCGGGCGGCATCCCGTTCATCCAGCTCGGCTCCGTCGGCGAGGAAGTCCGCAAGGTCCAAGCTCGCCTCAATCGCGACTACCCGGCCTACTCGAAACTCACCGTCGATGGTGAGTTCGGACCGGCCACGCTCAAAGTGGTGCTCGAATTCCAGCGCCGCGCAGGCCTCGAAGTCGACGGCATCGTAGGCCCCGCCACCTGGAAGCGCCTCGGGCTGTGAACTACCGCTGGCCATTCCTCGCTGCTGCAGTGATCGTCTCGGCCGGCGCTGCAGCCATCGCCTACGTCCTCGCCGTCGACATTCAATCCGAAGCCGACACCCTCACCGAAAAGTCCTGAACATCAACACGAAAGAGAGCAACCCTTCATGTCTGCATTCCTCGATCCCATCCGCTCCGCCATCCCTGCCACCGTCCGCGAAAAGTGGTACGTCACGTCCGGAGCGATCGTCACGTTCCTGGTCGGCTGGAAGCTGCTCGACGAGAGCACCGCGGCCGCGTGGACACAGCTCGCCGTCGCGACCATCACCCTGTTCTTCGCGGTCCTGTACTCGACGTCGACGCTGCGGACCGCGCTCTACGGCATCCTGCTCGCGGTCCAGGGCGTAGCGCAGCTCTACGGCATCCTGAACGGTTCGCAGTGGGCCGCAATCATCGCCCTGGCGGCAACTCTGCTCGGCACCGCAACGGCGGCCGCGAAGACGCCCACCGTCGTCGACGGAGAAGTCGTCTCGGTTACCGACACCGAGTACTGATGCTCCACCAATCCAACGATCGCCCGACCCGTGCCGACTCACGGAGATGATCACGATGGCACACGCGAAGGCGGTGAGTAGTGGACGAGAAATTCATGGCGAGATTGTTTGCCGCCGTGGCGATCATCGTGTTGCTCGGATGGACGGTCGGGGTCGTTCTGGCCCCGATCTTCTCCGAGGGATACCGACCGGCTCCGGAGATCAACATCGTCGTCATGGCAGTGGTCGGCATCTTCGGAACCCTCTACAACAAGGCGAAGAATCCGAAGGACGGTGATGAGGAATGAGCGCATTCGTTGGGGCGGTAGCAGGATTCGTTCTCGGCCTGCTGGTCGGGCAGTTCATTCGCTTTCGTCGAGTCGAAATAGAGGGGCGATCCTTGCTCAAACCGGAGCTCGATACTCGGCCGTTCCGATCCCGGATACTCAATCTCGCACTTGTAATCATGTTCGTCGTGTCGCTCGGCATGACGGTGTGGTCGACGTACACACAGCGCGAGTGCAACGGGCGATACCAGGGCTCACTGAAGAACAACGCGGCCATTGGCGGACAGGACCGTGCGCTCGAGGTCCGGGACGACGGCCTGCGAGACGCCCGCGAGGATGCGATGGACACCCTGATCGAAACCCTGCTCGGCACAGGTCCGACGACGCAGGAGCAGGTTCACCGCGCGCTCGAGACGTATCGAGACACCGTGGCGGGCAATGACTCCGAGCGGGCCAAGCTGAACGCCGAGCGTCGCGACCTGGAGCAGCAGCGCCGCGACAATCCATACCCGGAAGCTCGCTGCTGACATGCCGTTTCGCGTACCCGATCGGACTCCGCGGGGTAATGCCGCCGCGCAGATCGATCTTCCGAAGTGGCTGCTCAGTCACATCGCCGGGGCCATTCTCGACGGGCTCGATGGCATCTCCTTCGGCATCTTCAATCTCGACGACCTCGCAGACGAGCTGCGCGGCACCAAGGCACTGGCCACTACCGCGAATGCCAACGCGGGAACGGCGCTCAATACTGCCAACGGTGCTGCGCAGACCGTGGTCAACGTCAAGACGGAGATTATCCAGCTTCGGACCGTTTTCGACATCAAGTCGCCGACTCCGTTATGGACGGCGCTGAATCGCACCGAGTGGCCGTCGATTCCGTGGTCACAGGCGATGGAAAAACAGGCGAGCACTGTCGTCCTCGGCTCGCACAGCCACGGTGAGAACAACCAGACCACCGCCAGCGCGAGAACCGATTCGGAGAACCTCGGCACGAAGGCGCTGACGACCAGCGTGACCGAGCGGACGATGCCTCAAACCGAGCAGTGGTTCGCGTTCATCGTCATCCCGGTGGACACGCCGCTGTCGGGGCTGAACTTTTACGCGAGGGGTACGCCGACCGATCTCCGCACTCGGCTCTACCTAATGAGCCCGACGGGTGACATGCCCACCGCACTCACCCCCGAGTCCCCGAACCTCGCCGGCCTATTGGTCTCGGCGGAATACACCGCCACTCCGACCACGTTCAGCGACGCGATCGTGGAGGCGGGGTCGATCATCGCAGTTCGCTTCCGCGTCAATGGAAGCGTCACCATTCTGGGCGCGGACTACGCGGTCATCGAACCACCCGCCGGTTTCTACCCACGGCACATACGAGCCACGTCCGCACTGGCAGCCGGGACCGCCTCTCCGGACTCGATCGCAGAATCCTCGCTGACGTGGACGCAGGGCTTCGTCCCCTACGTGGCGGTTGGCAACAACATCATCGTCGAGCAGCCGAAGCGGTTCTGGGACGACAACTTCGACCGGGCGGACTCAGGTGCGTTCGGTGTCGGCGGCTACTGGGGCGCGAACCTGTCGATCGGAATTCGGTCCAACGAAGTCGGCTACACGAGCACCAGTGACGGCAGTTCCGTGATCACGTACGCGCGGGTGCTGACCACCGATCACCAGTTACACGGTCTCAGGGTCGGCACCTTGCCGGATCCAACGAAAACTCAAGTCGCCGTGTCGCGCATGCTCTTCCGTTGCACCCAGAATCACTCGACGGGACTTTGCGTCGTCTGGAGACAGGGGCTGATCGGCCTCCAGACCGTCGCCGGCCAGACGTACACCAACTGGGTTACACCGGTGACGCGCACGATCGCACTGACCGATTCGATACAGGTCCAGCAGGGCGAGTGGATCGACGAGGTGTACTACCCGGACCGCGTGCTTGTCTTCCACAACTTCGTGGAGATCATCCGGACCGACGTCCCGAACTCGGCGGTCCCCTACGGCCCGCAGCGTCGCTACGGCGCTCTCGGCTTCGAGCGCACACCATTCCAGAACTCGCCCCGCGTCATGGATTGGTTCGAAGGCGACATCACCCTAGCCGAGCCCCCCGCAGCATGATTGGAGAGAAATGACCGTACTCAGAGACCCGGTGAAGAACCTGGCTAAGATCGCCGACTTCGACGGATCCGGCTACCTCGAGGTGTGGACGAGCATCCGCGACGGCGGTGCCGACGGCATCTTGACCGACACCCCGGTGCACACTCCGATCACTTCCACGGGGATCGAGACGCCCGATCTGGTGCCGGGGCCGGCCTACTACCGGCTCAAGCTCGGCGCGCTCCGACCGTCGATCGAAGGCCGCATCGTCATCCCCGCAAACGGTCCCGCGCGAGTCATGGACGTCATCGCGGCATCGATCCTCATTCCGGAGGACTCACCCGCTCAGCTCATCTCTCAGGTGGTGCAGGCCTACCTCGCAGCCAACCCACCGAGTGGCGGGGGAGGGCTGACCGAAGAGGAAGCTGACGCACTTTATGCGCCTGTTTCTCGTGCCGCGAAGAACCCTGACGAGATCGCTGTCGGTGCTATCACGAGGTCGGCGACAGGCGCAGCTACCGGATTCGGGGTGAAGTGGGACGACGGCGCGACCGGCGTGTTCGTCGGCACCGAATCGACCACGGCTCCCGGCGCGATCGACAGCTACACCGTCACCCACGTACTCGGCGGCGTGACCACCACCTACACCCAACCTGCCCTCACTCGCGACGCCAACGGCGCTGTGACGGCCCGACCCGCAATGACGGTGAGCTGA